CACTATTAAATACACATTCTAAATTGAGTTCACTTAAAATGTACTCATTAAGAACCTGTACATAAAATTCGAGTGTATATGATAGTTCGTTGCTTTGCCTACATTCAGGTAATACACGACCATCTGGAGCTAATACATATCGGAAACCATATCCACTATAACTATTAATATGGGCAATAAAGAAATCCCAGTCTACGCATTCAGCGTAGTATTTCTTTTTAGCTTCAATGGATGGTCCTTGTAAAACTCTTTCATCTGATAAAAGATTAGATAATCCAGCCTGAGAATCTAAAACTTCGTCTTCAGCAACAACCTCTAATTTAAGATTTTTATTCAAATTATCAAAATTCATATTCATAGAAACAATAAATTCTTCTTGTTCCTTATGATGTTTCATAAATTCATCTGAAATAAAATCATACATAACCTCACGATCAATATTTTGATAGCGAGAAAGAGGTCTATACTCTACCTGATCACCATAAGTATCAGCAAGTTCAGTAGTAACTGAATGACAAGTTTTTATTGAACATCTATAAAATCCCGTATGTAAATGAATAGCATAATTAGTTCTTCTGGCAAGAGCTCCTTTGGAACGGACAAATCCAGCCCCAAGGGAACCTACACCATCACACTTCCTATTTGTAGTTAAAATAACCAAATCAGGTCGCATATAAACTTTGCCTTTCATATCTACATTAGGGTTTAAAGCAGTTTTCTCAATGTTATTAACATAATCAATCATTTTATGAAAAGGATTGATTGAATCTGATGCCTCTGGACTAGATGCATCAATATCATCGAAAAGAACTACTTTATGAAATGTTCTATACTCTGACTGAAATTTATCAGTCTCATTGATTGCAACCATATCATAATCATTAAATGTTCCATACATCTTGCGCATACACGCTTGTGCTATACGAACTGCTGATGATGATTTACCCACACCGGGTTCACCATACAACATAATACAAAATGGTTGCTTTCTTAATTTTCCTGTTGTATTATCACATTCTAATTCTAGAATTGCCTTATATATATCTGAAGCAGTCTTCTGATGATAAGGTTTTTCTGAAAAGACCATAACATAATACAACATCCATAGTCGATTAACAAGAAATTCTTTGCTATATCGACCAACCCCTATCTTAACGGATGAAACAGAATTCAAACGCCTACTTATTTCCCCAGTCCAACATAAGGCAGATCTAATCTGATCCATAGTCAAACTATACATGAGAAGTACTGGGCTAATTGCTGTGGCTGTCCAAAACATAATTTCTGAACTTTTTAAAATTAACTTAGATAGAGAATTAGTAATGCAATTTATTTAATCCAGATATCTGACCGCATTAAATCAGATTCCTTAAGTATAATTGTTGGACCCATCTAAGTCCATGTATAAAAATACATAATCATTACAATTCCGGTACGCCCAGTGTACACACAATTAAAGGATATACAACTTTAATTTATGTGCTAAATATCTTTGACGTATTGCATTTTGGTTTATCCGTAGACTAACGATGACGATGCTATCGCCCCCGGGTAGATTTAAAGGCTCACCACACCCAAAAGTGGAATAAAATTATTGTTGATATCTCTTACGAGATTCAACAACCATACCATCTTCCACAACATGGTATGCCCCAATTAACGCATCCTTCATAACAGCGCAAGTGGGAGGAATTAAAAGATTCCATTCCAAATGAAAATCCTCAGGTTGATCCTTTGAACCTTCCATTACTTTACGTAATTTGAAAACAAAATCATTATAAAATTCTTCCCCATGCAAATATGCTTCTCTCAATTGAGAGTCACACAATGCAACAAATTGTTCAGGAAACGTCAATGGGGTATTCTTAGGCCTAGTCCACCAATAAAATTTCTTAACAATTGATTCTCGCTCAATAGGAGCAACAATCGCTTGCAATTGCTTATGGTACTTAAAGCTACGCTTAAGAAAACTGACCTCATCAATAGTCTGATAAGGTACAGAATCGGCATTCTTATCTGCCATGGTATACTTAATTCCCCATTTTCCAAACAACTTTTGCAAGTTTGTATGGTTAAACATAGGAATACTTTTATGTACACCCATGACATTATCATCACCATATACAGCCAACCTCACATAATCCCGAAATTTGGGATTCTTAATATGAGGATAATGCTCGTCCATGATAATGTAGAATGCCATCCTCATCAAAATTGAATTGATAATAGAGTTCATTTCAACTGTCAGAGGTTGGCCAGATGGTTGCCCACTGGTAAATTGCAAAAGATTACCCTCCCAAATCATAACGGGAGAGACAACGGATGACAAAGCACCACGAAGATATTCAAGATCGCTATCACTAGCACCAAAATCTTTATAAATCTTCATAATAATGGCTGCTGCTTTATCCATCAATGCACTAGGTAATTGAGTATCATAACCTGAAAAATCTCCACAAACAAATTGTGTATATTCTCCATTATTGGTTAGATAATCATACAACTCTTCCCATTCATGTGATGTTGCATTAACTCCAACAAAGCATTCAGATGCTCTTTGGTGCCTCAACACATGTTTAATAGGAATAATCGCTCTAGTAGCACTGATAAAAAATGTCATATCATTTCCATATACAGAACGAGTTTTCTCAGCTGCCTTTTCCCAAGGTAGCAACTCATTCACCTTAGAAGCTCTAACAAAAGGATCAAAAGTTCCTTTCCCAGATCTCCAAGTTTCCTCAACTTTCTCAAGATCATCCATAATATAATCTTTCAATTGTCGAGGATGTAATGGAACTCCATTCTCATCACACTCAAGATGTTTTGTTTTGGATCCCCCATAACAAATTCCTGATGATGTACTATTAGGCATTCCACAAATAATACCTGTGGTATCGCCATCAATA